GTACTGGATATCATTCAATGTAGCGCCCTCAACTTGGAATGTATTCACGCCTTTTTGAAGTTTAAAATATCGACTGTTAACCACATCAAAATTCATCAACTCGTTTCGGCCATTTAACGTGATTTCTCTAGTCTCACAATTAACAATCAGACTTGAACCCTGAACGTAAGTAGCTTTTAATCTGATATATTTTTGAGTTTCAAGGTGTAATATGCGAATTTCAGAACTTGCTTGCGTTGTAAGGTACAAGATAGGCTCTGTTGGAAAGTCCCCGTTATAAGTTACCTTGTTGCTTCCTGTACTTTTAGGTTCTGTATACTTAAATGGGTCATAGCAAATGAAATGCAACTTGATAACCGTATCATTCGCATCTTCCAATTCTGGTTTCTTAACTTTTGAAAAGATAGCCTTGTAATATCTCTCTCCATCGTCGCCAAATTCTAACTTCTTAGCTTGACGGGAAAACAACAAGCGATTTAAGCGCTCATATTGTTTCCGCATTCCCAAATCAGTATATCCAGTAAGTCTAACTTGTATCTCAATTTCGCGTTCTTTATAAGTAGCACCATAAAGATACTGTCCATCTCGTCCTTTTATATTCGCTGTTTCATGGTGAAAATCAAGGACGTCCCGCCCTGTGGTATTCGCCACAAAAAACGTTCCGTCCTCGTTATTCATTTCTCGATTGAGGCTTACACCGCCAAATTGAACTTCTAAACCAGAGTTAAATGTTGGCGTGCCTTTTGTTGTGTCATTAAAAGTATACATTTAA